AATTAAATTACTATAATTATTTGTATAAATAATATTACTATGAATAGTTGTATAGAATAGTGTAGATGATAATGTATTATTTTTCTTTACTATAAAGTCTTCTTTTAAAATATCATCACTATTTATATTATTATTATCAAGATCTGTATCTGGAAATATATTTATACTTTGTGTTATTGAATTATTATATGTTTTAATAGTATTATTCCAATTTGATGATTTTAATAATGATATATTTTTATAATCAATATTAACGGAACCACTATAAATATGATCATATGTATATCTATTTGCTATTGCCGTAGATACATTATTATATTCACTATTAATAACAAAGGTAGCACTATTTGTGCTATTTAAATTAGTAATATTACCAAAATCTTCATTGAATCCAAAGCGAGCTCCTCTTCTTAATTCGTTATTTTTAAAAGTATCAATAGTAAATATATTTTTAATATTTGGATCATAATTACTATAGTTTTTAGCATCAACTCCTATACTAAATTTATTATTGTTATTGTAATTTCCTCCAGAAATATTATAATATATATCTTTCCCCCCTTCTGTATTTACTAAATTAATACTTGCTGGATAAGATTTATTAGTTATCTGCATTCCATATTTAGAATTTCCATCAATATGTAATAAAATATTTGAATTTTTATTATCACCTAAACCAATATGTGCTATACTATTTACAATATCACCCGAAGCACTATTTGTATTAATAAATTTAAGAAAATTTTTATAACTTCCGTTATTTAATATATTAAAATCTAATATAGTATTTCTATTATTCTTATCATTACATGTACTAATCTCAATAGAACTTTTGATATTATTTTTCATATCATCTTTGTCATAATAATAATAAAGATTGCTATTATAAATAGCAAGTTCTATAGTAGAATAACTAATATCGCTTTTTGAATATGTAATAAATTTAGATACTGGTTTTATATCACTTCCATTATTAACATTTTTGACTATTAAAGGTATTTCAATATCAATGATTGGGTCTATTATAATATTATCTTTGGGTCTAAAGATATCAAATGATGTTATTATTTTATCGTTTGGCAAATTACTATAAGCACTATTAAAAATATTACATGAAATATTATCTAAGTATTTTTCAACCTTTTTTAATTGAGATGATACGCCTTTCATATTAAAATTAAAATTACATCCATTAACATCTAATATATTGATATTACCATGTACAGATAGATCTCCATAAATAGTCATAGCAGATGTATCATCTTCTGTTAAATTTGGATTATTAACATCTATATGATACATTGAATTACTCGCGTTATAATAAAATGACATACCATATGATGTAGGTTCTATTGTTTTATCAGTATAACCTATTTGCAAAGGTCCTATACTTTTTTTATTTCTTGAATCCTTATCATTATATTTATGATTTTTATATATAAACCATCTTTCTTTATTTCTATCTGAATTAAAATCTCTATCATATTCACATATATCGATACCGCTGTAATCAGCATTATTAAATTTTCCTGCACCTTGTTCTCCTCTATAAATGCGAATTACTGAATAATTATAATCTGTTGTATTGATATTACGTATTTGCAAAGGTACTACATTTTCTTCATTTTTCCAACCTATAGATATATGTTTATTTGTATAAAAACAGGAATCGTTGCTGGCGCGTTTTAATGTTTCTGTTAAAATATTATTTTGAAAATAGTAATCAGTATTAATACCTTTTTTAACATTTAGCCCTTTCATATCTATCGCAAATTCACCACTCTCAGCATAATTTATACAATATTTATCACATAATTTATCAAAAACATTAAAATAATTTTTGTCTTTATTATAAATGAATGATTTAGTCTTTTTATAATTATTATCAGCATATATATAATATTCAACAGATGATATGTTGCCATTTATATCAAGAGCAAAATTAGAGCTTGGATTTAATTTATTAATTCCTACACGATTCTTTAATAATGATAGTGTAGGATATATATTATTAATATTAGATGATAAATAGTTGTTTGGCAAAGATTTAATATCAGTTTCAGGGTAAAAATATATATTATTTTTTTTCGCGATAACAGGATTTGTATTAATAATTAAACTATTATCATTATAATCTAAACGAGATAATCTACCTATATTCGCGACATAATTTTTATTTGCTGCTGTATTTTTAAGAGTTATATCAAATGTATTGCTTGTACTATTATCACCTTTCACAATATTCAAAACTCCTTCAAAAGTATCATTTTGTGTAAGACCTAAACCTAATTTTTTTGGAAAATTAATATTACTATTAGCATCAAGCGAAGCAATATTGCTGCTTATGTACATTAATAAAAAATTGCTACCATTATTATTGATTGTTTTTGTATATCCGGTAAATGGATCACTCAAATCTATAGGTAATAAGCGTCGATTATTAATAAATATATCATTTTCAATATTGAGATTTATATTATTAATTGATAAAAGATCAGTATTTTGAAAATTAACATTTTGATTGAATATAACTTCGCCATTAAAGACTGAATCATTAACTACATTTAATGAACCAGTCTTTGTATTTTTTAAAATTTCTACATTACTTCTTACATTTATATTTTCAGTATTAAGTAAATTACTTACAGATAAATTATTATTAAATGAATAATGATTTCCTGTAAAACTACCTTCATTTATTTGTGTCGCATTTAAAATACCTATTCCAGTATTTCTAATATATATATCATCTGTATTTTTATAAAGCCCTGAAACATAATCTTTAATCAAAATATTATCAAAAGCGACTAAGCCTTTTACATCTAATCTGGCATAATCTTCAACTTCATCGATATTTGTTTTATTATTTTGCATTGATTTTTTTTGATATATATATTTTGAACTGATATTTGTACCTATCCCTACATTATGATTAGCGTCTATGGTCATCGCAGGTACATTACTTGTGCTATTATATATAGGTGTTGCACTATTTCCATAAGAAGAATTTATACTTTCAGCAGATTTACTTACATGAAATTCTAAAGGTACTCCTCTTGTTGTTGAAATAATAGCAGGCGATTCTTTATATCCACCAATAATGCCTATACACATTCTCACAGGTTCATTATAATCATTGTTCGTATCATTTCTAATTGAAATATGCATATTTTCAAATTTGTTATTTGGTGCTGTAACTATGTTTAAGGGGTTTGTATTATTATAAGTGTCTGCTTCACCGCCGAATGTTACGTATCCAGGTGTATATAAATTTGTAATATTATAATTATTATAACTATTATAATTATTAGCAAATTCAGTATTATAAATACTTTTTTTAAATGGCTGTGATAATGCTAATTCATTTGTTTTAATTATAAATTCTTTAACTAAATTACAAGTAATAGGGTTTGCATTATCTAATATAATATTGCTAAATTGTAGTCCAGATGCTTTAATAATACCGGAACAATGTATATTTTTATCTACGTATAAAGACGTATCGTGTGTTAAATTACAATTTGCCTGATTTCTCGATGTATTTATAGCAACGCCATTATCATTTACAATAAAATTCCATTTAGTATTTATTGTATCAGCGGTGTTTATACTATAGGTTTTTTCTCCAACAACTAAAAATTCTTTATATTTTTCAAGATCTAATCTATTTAAATTTTTAGCTTCATCTTCGTCATTAAGCTGTAACCCAATTCCAACTGAATCTATTTGAATAGAAGGGTTGTTTATATCATTAGCTAGATAACTCATATAATTATCTTACTCTATTTAAAAGAAAAATACATTTAATATTTATATATATATATAAATATAAAAAATGATATATTATAATTATAATAATTAATATAAATTATAAGAATGAAAAGAATTGAGAATATTCATAATAAAACTATGGAAATTTGTATTGAAAATCAACCTTATAATAATAAAAATATATTATTACAAAAAGAAGATTTAGATAAATTGTTAAACGATAATGGTTTAAAAGATTTAAAAATTAAAAATATTAATTTATATCGTATAGCATTTGTTCATAAATCGTATTGTACTATGAAAAATATTGATTTCGATAAAAGTAATATTAATTGCCCTCCAGATTGTTTACCTTTGCAAGATATGTCTTATGAAAGATTAGAATTTTTAGGAGATTCTTTGCTGGGAATGATAGTTACGAATTATTTATATCTTAGATTTCCTGATCAAAACGAAGGATTTTTATCTAAAATAAGAACAAAAATAGTAAATGGAAAAATGTTAGGATATTTATCAGATAAAATTGGTTTGCCTAAATTTGCTATAATTTCAAAGCAGGTTGAAGATACAGGTGGTAGAAATAATTATAAGATTATGGAAGATATATTTGAAGCATTTTTAGGAGCTCTTTATTTAGATTTTCAAACAGAAGGCGATGAAGTATCTCTCCCAAAAAGTATTAATTTGACTCCTATTAGTGGTGCTGGATATTATGTTGTTGAAAGCTGGATTATCTATATTATTGAAAACTATATAGATTTCTGCGAACTAATAAGAATTAAAAATAATTATAAGGATATGCTTGTTTCTCATATGTTACATTATTTACAAGATGTTCCACAATTTAAAGAATTAAATATTATTACAAAGGATAATATTAGAGTATTTACATATTGTATCAAAGATAAAAATGGTTCTATAATTGCTACCTCTACAGGAAATACGAAAAAGGATGCAGAAAATAATGCATCAAGAGAAGCATTATTATATTATAATGTAAATATTCAAGAATATAAATCGTCTATATAAGAAAAACTATATATTTTATATTATTATGAATGATAATTCAAATTTGAATATAACTCATTTAGTTTTATCTGGAGGGGGTATGCACGGAGTAGTGTTTGTAGGTGCTTTAAGATATTTATATTTAAATAACTTACATAAAAATGTAACACATATTGCAGGATGTTCTATAGGGTCATTTGTAGGACTAATGTTTGCTTTTAAATTACAAATAGAAGAAATGGAAACCCTTATTTATAAAATAGTTAGCGATTATGATTTATGTAATGTTCCTATTAAAAATTATATTAAATTACTAACAGAATATGGAATATGTGATATGGAAAATTTAATAATTCATTTAAAAAAATTTATTAAATATAAATATCCCCACTTAGATGATAATGTAACATTTAAGGATATATCAAAGAAATTTGGAATTAATTTATATATGTCTTCTACAAATATAAATTCATGTGAAAATAAAATTTTTTCTATTGAAAATACACCTGATATATCTGTATTTGATGCGTGTTGTGCTTCAATGTGTATTCCACTATTATTTAAGCCAATATATATAGATGATTACTATTATGATGGTGCCCTTACTAATAATTTTCCAATAAATATATTTGACGATGTTCCGTGTGATAATATAATAGGAATGGTATTACAAAAAGAAGAAAGAAAAATGCAGAAAACAAAAAATATTAGTTTAATATATATATTAAAACAATTATTTAATATATTAAATAAATTAAGAATAAAAGATGTATTAATAGCACAAATTAATAATAGTAAAATAAAAAATTTTTATTATCCTAAAAATTTGCCTTTGGATAACACAATAAATATTAATTTTACCAGATTAGGTATGAAATTTGAACTTAAAAAAGAACAAATAGATAGTATGATATTTGCAGGTTTTGAAAGTATGACAGAATATATAGAAGATAGATATGATAAGTATATCAAAAAAATAGATTTAGATATAATATTCTCCAGTTCTCGAAGTATATAAAATTATTTTAATTTAATCTTATTATTAATATAATAAGGTTTTTTATTAATTATATTAATATTTAATGGTTTTTTATCTGTGAATATATTATTCGGCATATTAAGTAATATATCTATTAATGTATCTGATATAATATTTATAAAATTATAATTTTGTAAATATTTATTATTTTTATAAGTATTAGTAATAGTTTTTTCAAACTTAATTATAAAATTTGAAAAATCATCAGATGGTAAGTTTGGAGGTATATTAAATTTTGATAACCACGTTCTATAATAAGTATTTTTATTAATAAATGCTGGTAATAATCTTACATAATCTTCAGAAATATCTAATGTATCAGCATATATAAATTTCTTGGATAATCCAAAATCATATATATATATAGAATATGGACATGATTTTAAATAATAGTTTTTTTTATTAATATTGTAATGGTAATATTTATTATTATCTCTGTTATCAGTATTTGTATAATGATATAAAAAATTACCCCAATGACAATCTCTATGTATATATCCAAAATGTTGAAATGTTAATATTGATAACATTATTTGTGAAAAAACATTATATAAGATATCTTCATTCATAAAAAATTCTTTTTTTTTACATAAACTTTTTAGATCACCATGAGCAAGTTCATTTAATAACATTATATATTTTCTGTTATCAATTATATCTGGTAAATTATTATTAGAATCATGATTACATTTTATTACTTTATAAGTAAGTATAAAATGCTTTGATATTTTTTTTTTTATTATTATATCTGAAATCTTCTTGTTTAATTCACTTTCATGTGTATTTTTAAAATCTTGAACCATTAATTTTGCTGCTATAGGACGTTTTCCAAATTCATTTTTAATTTTAGCAATATATATATATCCATATTTACTGGAACTTCCAATACGTTTTTCAAGACTTATTATATTTTTAATAAAATAATTATATGAATTTGCATTATATCTTTTAACTACATTTAAACATTCATTATTTCTGATACTTGATAATTTTTCAATTATATTATTATAATAAAATATTCTGTTTTCTAAATTATATTTTACGTTTTTATTTTGAAAATATTTTTTAATATTTTTATTAATATTTTTTTTAAATATATCTTCAGACTTTTTAGAAATATATTTAGAATCCATAGTGTTAGATAAAGGACTCAATATATTACTTATTGTTTTGTACGATTCATAAGAATTCATAATCCTTTTCTATTATAATGTAATATTCTAATATATTAGTATATTAGATTTATTAATGAATAATAATATAGAACCTTATATATTTGTAATTGATTTAGATGGTACAATAATCGGTAATTGTACATATCAATGTGATATATATAATATAATGGAATTAATGAAATTGTATAATAAAAAAGAATTAAATAAATATAAAATATTGTGTGAAAAATCATTAAATAATAGTTATAACAATAAATCGCTTCTTATGAGACCGCATTTTTTCTATTTTATTCAATCTATGAAAAAATTATATCAAAGGTCTTATTTTTATATTTATACTGCTTCAGAAAAAAAATGGGCAAATAAGGAAATTGCGATAATTGAAAAAAATAATAATTTTAAATTCGACAGACCATTATTTACAAGAGATAATTGTATTTTGGACAATGATGGTAATATAAAAAAATCCATTACTAAAATATTACCTCTTATTAAAAAAAATATAAAAACACCATCATCTTACGATATTAGAAAACATCTTCTAATAATTGATAATAATCCTACTTTTATAGATTATAAGGAAAATCTATTAATATGTCCCTCGTATAATTATATTAAATTTAATAATTTAATTGATATATTTCCTGATGAAATAGATAATAACTACATTAAAAATTATATAACTAAATTAACAAAAGAACAAAGAATATGTAGAAAATATGACGGAGATACTTGTTTAGAGAAAATATATAAATGGTTGTATAAAAAATGTAAGAAAATTAATAAATATAATTCAAAATATGTAAATGATACTTTTTGGAAAGACTTAGTAATATTAATAAAAAATTATAGCATAAGGCATTATAATTCTAAAAATATAGAAATAATGCAAAAGAGTATTGCCAATACGTAATAAAGAAATAGTAGTATAATAATTATATAATGATATATGTAAGTTTTGATATTGGTGTTAAAAATTTAGCATTGTGTATAATTAAAAAAGACGATTTAACAAATAAGCTTGAAATAATTGAATGGCGTATAATAGCTCTTGCAGAAAGCAAAAAAGAAATTAAAGGCGTTGAAGATATTACAGAGAGAATTTATGTTGAAATGGATAATGTAATAGGTGAACTTAAACAGAATAATATAAATATCATAGATTATGTATTAATAGAAAATCAACCTTCAAATTTAAATGGTATTATGAAAACTATACAGCATATTATATATGGATATTTCAGTTTAATTAAATATTGGGATAAAGAGGTTAATAATGTTATTTTAATAAATGCGTCATTAAAAACTAAGCATCATAATTACATAATTAATATAGAAAAAAATAGCAATGACCCTAAAAATAAAAAAGGGTTTAGAAGGGAAAAATATAAGAATAATAAATTGATGAGTATAGAATTATGTAAAGAGTATATTAAAGATGACGAGATATTAAAAAAGATTTTTAATGAAAATAAGAAAAAAGATGATTTAAGTGATGCGTGTTTACAGGCTATTTCATATATTAGAAGTAATAGTAAAATAGATATTATAAATAATTATAATAAAATATATATGCATAATACTGAATAAACTTAGAATATGCGTATTAATACCTATTAAAATATTATAATAGATATATAAACATTTAATATCAAAATAAATATATAATATGGCTTTAATTTCTACTCTTAATAATCAAAATGATGATTTAATAGAGATAAATAAAGATAGTTTTAATAATCAATCTTTTAATTTTAATATTCCACGCGATATATCTTCTAACAATGCTATAAATAATTCATTATTTAATAGAAAAAAAATTAGCGATGATGTTATATCAATATCTTCAGCAGGCTCATCGCGAGCAAGTTCTCCAGGTGGAAAACAGAATTATATAAAAAACATGGGTTCTATTTATAAAAATAAGGACAAGGTTGTTAAGGTAAATAGATTTAATAGTTACGACAATGATGGTGGTATAAGTTATTCAAGTTCTAAAAATAAAGGAAGTAATCATGGTAGTGTAAGTGGAGATAGTAGTGTAAGCGGTGAAAGTAATGAAAGTAATGAAAGTGGTGAAAGTAATGAAAGTGGAGAAAGTAACGAAAGCGGAGATAGTGGTGAAAGTAACGAAAGCGGTGATAGTGGTGGAAGCGGTGTAAGTAGCAAATCAAATAGTGAAAGAGGAGGTGATTATGGAGAAAATAGAAAAGGTTCAAAGGGATATAAGATTGAACAGCAAAAATATTTAAGTCCAAAAGAGTTACTTAAATTAGAATTAAATGAAAAAAGAGAAATATTATATCAACTTGATAGATTAGAATCCAAGGGATTTAAAGTTCCTTTTAAATTTAATATGAATTCTGAAATTGAAGAGATGAGATCTGAATATAATAGAATTATAAGAGAAAAGGAACTTGACGGCAGTGTACGTTTTCAACAAAAAATGCTAATGGCTTTTATATCTGGTACAGAATATTTAAATAGCAGATATGATCCTCTATCAATTCGTCTCGATGGATGGTCTGAACAAGTCAATGAAAATATTAATGATTATGATGATATTTTCGAAGAATTGCATTATAAATACAAGGCAAGTGGTAAAAAAATGGCTCCCGAACTAAGACTATTCTTATCTCTTTCAGGAAGTGCTTTTATGTTTCATTTAACAAGTAGAATGTTTAAAGAACAGCCTCTTCCTGATATTGAAAATGTATTAAAATCAAATCCTGAATTAATGAAACAATTTCAAAATGCTGCTGCTAAACAATATATAACAGGTAATACAGAACAACAAATGCCACAGATGTCTCAAAATAGGGGTTCAGCAAATGAAGGAATGGGGTTATTTAATATGGTTAGTAATTTATTTGGATCATTAAATAGCGATCCACAACAATCAAGAATGCCAATGTATCAACAATCGCCGCAAATGCAAAATTCTCAGAATCAAAGAATGCACCAATATAACGAACAACAAAATTCAAAAAAACCTGCCGAAGATATTGATAATATTATAAGAAATGTTCATAATAAAATATCAATAGACGATAGTGATAATAATATTGAGACTTTGTCTGTAAGCGATGAAGAAATTACATCAATTATAGAAGATACTGCCGATATTCAAATATTAAAAGCGAGAGGAAGACCTAAAAAAGGGGCGCGTACTTTAAATATTTAATTATAATAAAAATAAAATATTGGTTAATTAATTATGTTCTAATTTATTTTCTATTTTTTCTTAAATTAGTTATCTTTTTAGCTGATTTGGTTACAAAGCTCGCGACATCTTTAACTGAGCTTACTATTCTATCAGGTGTTTTTCTTAAAGATCTCATGGGATTACTTATAGTATCTTCAACTTCTTCTTCGAAGTCTTCGATTTTATTTAATAAATTGCTTAAAGTGCTTAATAATATAGGTATTATTATTATAGTGAATAAGAGAGTTAGGAATAAGAATAGAGATATCATAGTTCCTACAGATATAATATCTCTACTTAAATCTTCTGAGCATTTGCATTTCTCATTAGTTAAATATCTAACATAATCAAAAGCATAGTATATATATACTACAAACATTAAGAAGAATATGAAAGTTGCTATAGAAAGTAATTGAACAACTACATATCCCATGCTTTTAGCAACGCTATTTAGCGATATAAATGCGGTTATTAAGAAATATGCTAAAGCGATTATTGTAAAGTTTTTAATAAAATCTTTATTCGGGTGTTCTGAACATTCACAACCCATATTTTCTAATTTATAAATATAACTTAGGATTATTAACAATAATATTGCAAAAATTGCTTGAATTATTACACTACTATAAAAAGACAGGCTATTACTTTCTTTCATTATACTATTTCTTGCTCTATACTATTATATAGAAATAATTTTTTTTAGATTTTATAATTCAATAATATTATAAATTAAAAATTTTGTTGAATTATCGAACTTTTTTAAATCAATATTTTTTACTTTATCAATAATTTCTGGATATTTTTTAATACATAATATTTTATATATTTGTTCTAATAATATATCTAATATATATTTATGCACATCTTCGTTTATTATATAATTTATGTGTTCGCAAATATTATTTAATAATATTATTAACTCGCTTTCTTTATATTTAACCCATACTTTATTCATATTATGAATACTTTTTTTCCATTTAATATAATCACAATATAAATTGTATTCATCGTTTAGTAATAATAGATTATTTTCATATATATATGTAGGCGGATTCCATTCTTTATTAGTTAAATAATTATCCCAATATATATTAATATTTGATGTTAAAAAGTCTTTATCGAAGAAATCTAAAATATCACTATATATATTATCGTCATTTGTTTTAATATAATTAATAATTATAGAAAAAATTTCATCTAATGTATCTTTGCTATTATCAATAATATCTTTTAGCTTTTCATATATGAAATCTTTATTTTTATTAGATAATTTGTTAAGATATCCTATTAAACTTCTTTTAGTCTCCGAAGTTTTTGTAAATTCAGGAATAATTATATGAACTCTATTTTTAACTTTCGGTTTGTTATATTTATCTTTATTATTAAATATTTTTTTAGCCCATATCATTTTAGGATCATAATACGAGTTAAAACAACTATATGAGTTTTTAATATCAGCTACCTTTTCTAAAATATTAGAAGGTATATCTACGATATTATTATATTCTGTTTTAAATAGCTCTATATTAATTTTAACAATTTTTTCGCTCATTATATCTTAATTATATTAAATAATCTTATATAGTTAGAGATATATATTTGTGTTTATTTGAAGAAGATTAAAATGAGTACATAATTTTATTTTTCTTAAAGTTTCAAAAGTTTTTATAAATTTCTAAATATTTTTTAATTATGTACTCATTTTTTAATCTATAAAAACATATAAAGTAAATAATATACATAAGGCAAAAACACATAATATTAGTAATATGTGTTCAATATTGAATAAATTAGAAGATATATATAATAATAATTTAGTATATAGAACAATAGTAGTATGCTATGACACAGATAAATATAAAAAAATTTTAAATATGAATAATTACGATGTATTTATAATAGATAATTACGATAATAATATAGAATATGAAGCACTCGATGTTAGAATTTTACTGATAGACCATACTATTTTCATAGATTTTATATCACGCTATTACAATAATGAAAATACAAGTATTCCCTTTTATTCTCTAATATTATTTGATATTTGCGAACAAACAAATAATAATTTAAAAATACAATATAAAAATATATCTAAAAACAATACACAATTGATTTAATTATTATCTAACAATATTTTAGAAGTTTATATATGGCAAAATCAAAATCGACATACGCATTTAATGATATAACTCTATTGATAGTTATAATAGTAGTTTTATTAATTTCTATATTTATGCTTTCGTATTATATTAACGGAAATAGTTTGATGGAGAATTTTACAGGAAATACGACAGGAAATAAATCAATCGAATATTATTATATGAATGGGTGTTCTCATTGCACTACATTTAACGATTCTGGAATATGGGAAGAATTAAAAGTAACATTTGGTACAAATATACAATTTAATAAATATGAAAATAAAGAACATTCTGATAGAGTTGAGAGATATAAAATTACTGGTTTTCCTACAATAATAATAACTAATAATGGTGATATTGCTGAAGAATATAAAGGTAATAGAACAAAACAAGATTTAGAAAATTTTATAAGAAGAAATATATAAATAATAACAATTTATATTATTAAGAATAATACATAATTAAAAATTATGGGTGCTGGATTAATGCAACTTGTATTAATTGGAAAATTATCGCAATTTATTACACAAAATCCGCAAATTAATTATTATAAATATTCGCATAATAAACATACAAATTTCTCAATAGAACAATTTAATCTTACACCAGAAGGAAACGCAAATGCTGGTTTTATAAAAGGTGCTACACTTAATTTCAAAATTAGCAGATATTCTGATTTTTTATCAAATTTATTTTTCACATTTAAAATACCAGATATTTATTCTAATAATGATTATAGATTTAGATGGATCCCTAATTTAGGTTATAATTATATAAAAGAAGCAAGATTTAAACTTGGCGGTGTAATAATTGAAACATTATATGGGGAATGGTTAAATATCTGGGATGAATTAACTAATAAAGAAGGTGTTAAAAATAATAAATTAATAGGTAATGTCAATGAATTACTTAATCCTTTCAGTTTTGTTCCAAAATATAGTATAATAAATAATCGTCTATATAACGTTACATATCCTATATCTATATATAGTTCTACTAATAATAACCCAAGTATAAAAGGAAGACAAATTCAAGTTCCTTTAAACTTTTGGTTTACTAAAAATCCTTCTTTAGCTCTACCTCTATTAAAGTTACAAAATATCGAAATATTACTTGAAATAGATATTATAGATAAGGGATTTAATGGATTATATCAAATATGGAGTGATATTTTAAATATGTATGTTGGTCCTGATTTATATGAATTAGTTCATTCTAAAAAAGTAAGTATAGTTGATTTTGTAAGTCCTACTGATGCTAAATTTGATGTTAGAAATGAAATACTATGTTCGTATGTATTTTTAGATAGTGTAGAAAGAAGTAGAATGTTGCTAAATGCAAATAATATAGATTATGTAATAAGTACTCCCAAAAGAACACATTTTTTATTTGATGCTCTTGAAAGAAATAAAAATATCGAAATAACTAATGCGTCTCATCATATAAAAGAGTTAATATGGATTGTTAGAAGAAGTGATGTAGTTAATTATTTTAACGATTATATAAATTATACCGCAACACACGAATATACTGAAAATATGGGAATATTAGAAAATATAGAAATAAAATGGAATGGTATAATATCTCGTACAGACAATAATGCTGAATTTTATAATAATATTGTACCTTACAAATACCATACAAATATTCCTCGCACAGGATTATACTGCTATTCATTTTCATTATTTCCGGAAAAACAGATTAGCGCTGGATCATATGATAATACCCGTGTAACTACATCATTATTTTTAAAGACAAAGGAAAATCTCGCGTATAATAGTAGAGTAAAATATATACATGATATATTAGGCGAAAAAGGTATCTTTTACAATAAATTGGGTTTTGAAGTTGTAATTTATGCTTTAGATGTTAATATATTAACAATATCAAATGGTACAGCAGGTTTTAAATATAGTTAAAATTTATTTACAATTTATTTACAATTTATTTACAATTTATTTTTATATTCTTTATAATTATAAGAATTATGGATTTATTTACTATTATAATTATAATAGTTTTTATATTTATTATTAAATATTTGATAGATACTATAAATTCTTTAAGTAAGGAGATAAGAGAAATTAAAGAAAAATGTATTATTGAAAAGAATACTAATTTTGAAAAAAAAACTAATATGGCATTGCCTATAAATACAAGTGATATAATAAAAGGTATCACATATTTTAAAAATTATGTAGATGAAAAGAAGTAAATACATATAAATAATATAAGCGTTTATAATTAAATATGCCTCGTAAAAATAAAAAGAATGATGATAAATCTACAATAGAAAAAAAGAAGGGTTTGATGAATACTATTGTTAAAGATGTCATTTTAGTTGAAAACGAAGATATTATTTTACAATTGCCTCTATCTGCGAATGATATAACTAAAATAAATATAAATGAAGAAACGTTAGAAATTCCTAAACCTTATGAACCAGATTGTTATTATATTAATGAATCGAATATATACAATACTATTCAAGATAATTTGATTAATGTAAAAGAAGATGATAATAATATTTATTATAGCAGACAATTAAGCGATTATAAAGAAGGTAATAATGACAATTTAACGTGCGGAGGGTTGTACTATAAAGAAAAGAATGATAATGAAAATATTATAAAATCCACTAATAATTGTTATTGGTGTTGCCACGATATTAAAGAAAGAATATATGGCATGCCATATAAGTATAATATAACTTCAAATACTTATATATTATTTGGAAATTTTTGCTCACTCGAATGTGCTAACGCTTATAATTTTTCTTCTCATTGTGGAAGTGACAAAGTATGGGAAATAAATAGTCTTATACAAATGTTAAGTAAACATTATGGTCATACAAAACCGATTCGCCCTGCCCCTTCGAGATTTCTATTAAATATATTTAATGGACCTTTAACTATAGAAGAATTCAGAAAGGGTCATTTAACAAATGATAAAACTCATTTACTTAATCTCCCTCCTATGATTTCTACAACATATAATTACGAAATAGTAAATACATCATATCTTAAAAATATCACAGATAATATGAATAATAAAATTGAGACGAAAAAAAATAAAAAATGATATAAGAATATTATAATAATTATTATTGTGATATAAATGGCTTTAGAGGAAGAAGATATATATTTTTCACCATATCGTGTATCAACTATTACTTGTAACGCAAATATAGGTGAAGGCATTAATTTAAATTTGAAAATATTATTTGATAATATTCTAATTATTAATAATAATAATGAAGATAATGGTATAGTATGGGTTCAATATATGAAAGAAGGGGAAGAATTATCAAGAGGAGTATACCCCAAAAAAAAGCGAAAAAGTAAAAAAAATAAAATGAAAAAAAATAGATTTGATAACCAAGTTACCATCATTTGTAAAAATAACGGATATATGCCAAATATTAAAATATTTAAGAATGGAAATATTCAGTTAACTGGTATTAAAAATACAACTGATACAGAAGTTATAGTTAATCATATTATAGATAATATCAACAATATATATAATAATATTGATAAAGATATTATTAATAATCGAGAAGATAATTATGAATTAAACTTAAAATATCAAAATTTCAAAATTAGAATGATTAATACAGATTTTAAACTATATTGTGATAGTAATTTGAGTGTAGGATTTGGGTTAAAAAGGAAAGAGATCCATAAAATATTAATTAGTAATTTATACAATAATAAATGTTCTTTTCAACCAGGTATATATCAAGGAGTTAAATTAGAATATTTTTGGAATAAATGTAATCCGCTTAAGAATGGTATTTGTTCATGCCCTAAACAATGTTATGGAAAAGGAAAAGGAGAAAAAATAAATGAATGTAAAAAAGTTACTGGTGCTCTATTTGAAAGTGGAAGTATTTTAATTACAGGAGGAGTTTCTTTTGAACAAGTTAATGAAACATATAATTATATCTGCAATTTTCTAAGAAATCACAAAGATATTATTAAAAAAATACAACCATCAGCTATTAGTCTTAATAATAACAAACAGGAAGACATTGAATGTATTCCTAATATCCAAGATATTATTATCTAAAGTATTATCTAAACATTAACATGACAACTAAAATTATAATTATCTTCTATATTATTTGCTGTATATTTTTTATATTTACTTGTATTTAAAGTATTATTTCCTGGTCTATTTCCAGATGGTATGTGATGGCTTGCATAAAAATGCGCAGCATATGCTACAGCATCAGGTTCTGCTGGGGGTGTTTTATAACTATTCCCCCAAGGTTTTTTATTAAATAAAACGTCTCCGGTATATAAGCCAGCATTTTTTTGTACAGGTTGTACAAAAATATTATCAGTTTCTAAAACAGCATAATCTAATTCTTTTGTCATTATTCTATTATATTAAATAGATAATTTTATATAAGGATTGAATCTCATATAATATTATTAAATAAAAAATGGTAGCCAAATCATCAAAAAAAAGAAAGGAAGCTGATTTTCTAAATGATGGTTTATCAAGCGATGATATTAAAAATATCGTCCAAGAAATTATATTATATATGACAGAAAATAAAAATAAATGTTCTTCCCATGAAGAACTTTTGAATAAAATGAAACAAGATATAGATTGTCTAACTTTTTTTGAAGAACGTTACCCTATGTTATACTCTATGGTTACAAAAGAAGATGGGTTCGATTATGCAAGTTTAGAATATTTTCTAAATATGAGAAATAAAATTATTAAAAATGAATTATCTGTAGAGGAAGCTTCCAAAGAAGTAGGTCAAGTATGGTTTGATAAATATTGTAAAATTCCTAAAAAAGAATAGGTATTAAATATTTATATTAAATAATATTTATTTTTATAATATAATATCTAAAATATATTAAGATGCTAATTGAACTTTTTTTAATTTCTATTTTTATAGGAATTACTATTGGAATTATTGGTGGGGGAGGGGCGATCCTATTTATCCCTGCACTAATGTATTATAATTTATCATTCCAACAAGCAGTAGCAATATCGCTATTTTTAAATAGTATACCCAATGCATTACCAGGGTTATATTTTTATTATAAAAAGGGCTATTTTGATTTTAAAATAGCAAGTATAGTAGCATGCGGTTCTATATTAGGAATAATAATAGGAGCATATATTTTAACAAATGATTATATTGATATAAAAATATTATACAGAATATATACTTTTTTATTATTATTAACAACATTATACATGTTTTATTATTATTGTTAATTTCGTTATTTTTTAGAAGAATACTAATATTATTTTACCACAAAAAATAAAAATTGATATAAACAATTAAATATATATATTTTTTAACAAAGCATCTAATATAATGAACGGCGAACAGCTAAATTCTAATGTCCCCCCTCAAACTCTTAAAGATTTAATTCTTACAACTTATAATACTTATGATAGTAACGCTACATATGCTAATAATTTAATTTCTGTACTAAAAAAATATCACTTTTGGCCTAATATTAAAGTTAAGAAATTTAAAAATAATGATGAGCTTGTTCTACTTCACAATAATTATAAAATGGGAAATGTTTTAGAATATAAAAATCTATATGAAGAATGTCGTAGTATTGTGTTAGATTTTACCTTATCTTGTAATAACAATATTGTTGTAACATATGCTAATTCTATTCCACGCAGAATTAGTTATGATGAATATGTAAAAAATCTATATAATGAAACTGATAAATATTATGAAGCATATGATGGTACTATTATTACAATTTATTATTATAAGGATAGGTGGTATTTCGGAACTTCAAGTTGTCCAGATGCTAATAGTTCGAAATTCTCCCATCCAGTATTGTCGCACGGAGCTATGTTTGATGAAGTACTTTATAAAATGTATAGTAAAAATCCAGATATTTCAGCAAATTTGGTAGGAACATATGATGAAATATCTCTAAAACTTCGCGAAATGTTTGTTTCTAATTTGAATAAAGATCATGCTTATGAATTTGTTCTAATTCATAGTGAAAATAAACATATTATCGATTATACAAGCGTATTAGGAGAAAATTATAAAGAGCTCGTTCACATTAATACTAAAAACAGAGTTACATTAGAAGAGTACGATATTAATAGCTCATCTATTCAAGAGTTGTTTAATCTTGGTGTTAAATATCCGTCATTCTTTGAAAATATTACCGGAGCTTATAATTATATTAATAATAATTTGAGCTATGGTATCATCATTAAAAAGAGTTCGGGTGAAGGATTGGCAAAACTATTCAAAATTTCTTCGGATTATATTAATCACCGAGAAGAAACAGATCCTTGTAACCCAAATGTATGGATGAATATTTTAGAAGTATATATGAAAAATAAACAAAATTATACTATTAAAGATTATATTGCAACCTATAATCCGAATATTCAATTGCCTACTGATAATAATAGTAAAGAAATTGACCCTACATATCTTGTTCATACTATTATTTCGACTATCAAAGATAATCTATATAATTATTATAAGTCAACGACGACATATAATCCTACATACAA